TCACGCCGTCGGATCGAGCGGGCAATCAACCGGCTCAACCTTGAAATGGACGTGGCAATCAAAGAATTTGATCTGCAAGCGCACCTGGTCGATGATGAAGGCCGTCGCGTAGGTGACTGGCGGGTTGTCGAAGGGCTCAAATTGTTCAAGCTAGAGCTAAACGAGGAGATTACCGACCTGCTTGCCGACTAATCTAAACAGAAACACCCCAGCGAATTAGGAGATAACGAACAATGTTTAAGTTTTGGCAATATCATGGCCCTGTCTGGAACGCAGCGGGCGAAGGCGGAGCCGGTGCTGGAGATCCACCAGCTGGCGAAGGCAGCGAAGGTGCGGGCGAAGGCGCTCCGGCTCCTGGTGCGGCTCCTGGCAGCTCAATTCTAGACTTTGCAACACCTCCAGGCACGCCCAAAGCTGAGGGCGAGGGTGACGCGTGGAAACTGCCCGACGGCATGGAGCTACCAACGCACCTGGTCGGATTGTCGGCAGATGAAACGCTCCAAAAGGTTAGCAAAGCCTACCACGGCGCGCGCACGGCTCTATCTCAGAAAGGCAAAGGCGAAGGCAAACTAGAGGGGTCCGTCCCTGATACGTTTGACGGGTATTTGTTTGAAGCCGATGGCGACGAGGACAACATCGCAACCGAGCTGAACAGCGAAGCATCCAAGCCCTATGTCGACGCGTTTAGAAAGGCCGCGCACAAGCTCGGGATCCCCGATAAAGCGTTCGGCCAGCTGATGCGTGAAGGGCTGGGCGGGATTGCTGAAAGCGGTATCCCTATCGGCGTCTCAAACGAGCAAGCGCAACAGATCAGCGGCGAAAATGAGATGGCCACCCTTGTAAAAGAGGTCGGGCAACTTGAGGCCGGAACGATTGTTAACACGATCACGACGTACAAAGAGAAACTAAAGCAAGACGGCACGCTGACTAATGAGGCCGACGAGGCCGAGTTTCTGCAAATGGTCGGAACTGCTCACGGCGCGCGGATCTTTCACAGGATCCTCACGGGTGCGCTTGGAGAAAAGCCAATTCCTCCAGCCGATGGCGCTGACGGTTCCGTCACCAAGGACGAGGCATATGCCCGGCACAATGCGGCCAGCTCGATGAAGCCAGGCGCTGAAAGAGACCAGGCACTAGCCTCGGCCAATAAGCTGTTTGAAAAAGCTTACGGCAATTCAGCATCTCCTACTGGATCAGTTCGATCTAGCGTGCTATAGGTCAACTTCCTCCCTTGTTGATCCCCTGCTAACTCGCCCTAGTGCCCCAAGCGCTAGGGCGTTTTTTTATGTAGACTTGCCAGATAGGGCGACTGCTGGCATATTGCCCCACAAGATGCAGACCCGCGAGGAACGGCACCCACGCTTAGGCGATAGGCCCGCGACCCTCAAGGCCCTCGATCTCCCCGATTGAAACCTTGAAGGAGTGACGAAATGTCCCGTCTCAAAACCCATATTTTTTCCATGTTCACCAGCATGATCATGTTCATCGTTGCCGTTATCCAGGTGACGTTCAAAGGCACCACGTTCAACGGCTTTCTCGTTGGCGAGGCTGGTTCCTTGTCTCTGTCGGTCGCGGCCATTGCCAGCTTCGACGCCGACGTGAAGCACGCTTACCAAGACATGGGCAAGCTGCGCGATACCGTGCGCCTGAAACAAGGCGTTGTCGGCGCAACTCACCGCTTTCCAAAATTGGCCGCTGGCCTGGCAACTCGCCGGGTTAAGCAAACCGATATTGTGCCAATGAACCTTGCGCACACCAACACCACACTGACGCTCGAAGATTGGAACGCGGCCGAATACACCGACGTTTTCGATGAAGGCAAAACCAACATCTCCGAACGCGCGGAGCTTGCTGGGTCCATCTCCAAGGCAATCAGTCGCCGCGAAGATCAGCTGATCATCGACGCGCTGGAAGCAACCGCAACAACTCTGACCGTTGCATCATCTATTGGTGGTGCCAACACTGACTTGAATGTTGCCAAGCTGCGCCGGGCTTCTCGCCTCCTGGGCGATAATGCCGTGGGTGAGGATGAAGAAATCACTTACGTCGGCTCCTACGTCGGCCGTGAGGGACTGCTTGGCGAAACCGAAGTGACAAGCGCGGACTTCAACACCGTTCGCGCCCTGGTCAACGGTGATATCAACACGTTCCTTGGCATGAACTTCAAGTGGATCGCCTCGCGCGCTGAGGGTGGGCTTGACCTGACAGGCGGCGACCGGACCACGTTCGCCTATGCCAAGTCGGCAATCGGTCACGCTGTTGGAATGGATCAGCGGATGGAGGTCAACTATATCCCGACCAAAACCAGCTGGCTTGCCAACATGCTGTTTTCTGCGGGTAGCATTGAGATCGATGCCGGTGGCGTGGTCGAAATCACCTGCGACGAGGACGGCGCGTAAACCCAATAGGCGGGCTGGCCTGACGCCAGCCCCCTCCTGAAACATAAGTTGAGGATAAATCTCATGGCTTTTAACTTGCAAAAATTTGAAAACCACAGCGGTTCGGGCGGTGGCTTGAAGCTCTGGAGCTACAAAGGCGCTGACGCAAAATCGGCCGTCAAGGGTACTGGTTATTTCAACACCGCTGCCGGTTTGGTGAATGTTGGTGATCGGATCCATATTCACGCATCGGACGCAGATTTTGACGCGCACGTTTCCGCTATCTCGGCGGGTGTCGTTACAATCGCAGCTGTGGACGCTTTCGCTTAATCCGCTGGGGTGTGGACGCGAAGGATGGGCCGGGGCTGTTATGGCTCCGGCTCTTTTTCTTAGGGGGCTGATATGACTGACAGCAAAATCGACGTAGCATCTCAGGCTCTGGCCCGCTTGGGGGAACCTGCAATCTCCTCGTTTGAGGAGGACAGCGACACGGCCGAGAAGGTAAACCAGCTTTACGAGCCGACGATCCTACAGCTGCTCAGCTCTTTTGACTGGAGCTTTGCAATGCGGCGCAAGGTTTTGGTGGTAGACGCGGCCGGGACGCCGATCAATGAATGGACGCGGGCGTTTCTCATGCCGACGCTGCGAACGGATCGAGTGGGCAAACCGTTTAGTGTTTTTAACAGCACGCAAATTGGTGCGCCTCAAGTCTTTGATTATGAAATCCAAGATCGTTGGCTTTTCACGAATTACACGAAAGTCGTGATTGAGTACATTCACCGCACGCCAGAAAGCCAATGGCCTGGGTACTTCCACACGCTGGCCATTGAGGCCATTGCCTCGACCTTGGCGCTACCGATCACAGAGAACGCAAGCAAGGAAAGCCTTCACCGCTCAATTGCCTACGGAAGCCCGAGCGAGAACGGCCGGGGCGGTCTTTTCCGCACTGCAACCGAGGCCGACAGCACTGGAGATCCGACGCGATCACTTCTTGATGATCACGATCCTATCGCGTCCGCTCGCTTTGGAGGGTATCGCTAATGCCTATGAGCAGACACATTCAAACAAGCCTTTCGGCTGGAGAGTTTGACCCTTTGCTCTGGAGCCGGGAGGACGTGTCATTTTTCTACAACTCGGCGCGGATTATCGAGAACGCAATCCCGCTGCCCCAGGGCGGCGCAAAACGTCGTGAGGGTTGGCCCTTTCGCTCGCTACAGCGCGGGCCTCTGGCCGTTGTAAGCCTTGCCGGGGCCACAGTAACCGGCACCAATGGCGGCACCGTCGTTAATGCTACGGACAGCGACAGCGACACGCTATTCACTACCGTCACAACCATTAGCACAACGGCCGCTTACGAGGTTATTCGGATCGATTTAAGCTCGGCCGGTCGGGTCTCAATGTGGGACTTTTATGATCTAAACGTGTCGGCGCTGCCCAGCGGTGTCGCATCAGCGACGTTCACGGTTCAAAGCTCGCCGGACGGGTCCACCTGGACCGATAGGCATAGCATCCTAGTTGGCACTACGTCTTATAACCGGCGTTTTGCACAGGCTCCAAATGCTGACCTGGCAAACGCTCGTTATTGGCGTCTTATCTTGGACAATTCGGCCGCAGATGACTTCGGCTCAGCCGTTGTTGCGTTTAGTGAAATGGCATTGCAGCGAGAAGCCGGATACTCAAACGGCGGCGCCGTTGGAGAGTTTTGTCTGCACCGCCTCACGTCAACCATCGTGAATGAGTACATGCTTTATTTCACTCAAAACTGTTGCGACATTTACCGCACCACGGATGGAGTTTGGACGGCAAGCGTTTGGGTGCCTCACACCGATGCACAAATGCAGTTAATCAAAAGCACGGCAAACCTGGACACGCTAATTTTATACCATGTTGATCAGCCGCCTTGGTTTGCTCAACGCCTTGGAAGTGATGGCGATTGGCACGCCACAGTGCTTGGATTTGATAGCGTTGTTCACTTTCCGTTTGACAGCGGCAACACTATTGACGGTCAAAACGAGGTTCAATTTTTGCGTTTTGAAAGTGTGGCGACAGGGGACAAGATGGCCCTAGAATTTGCTGGCAACATTTCAGACACGATTACTTGGACAACTTCGGAAGTTACAAACGGGGCCTCACTTGAAGCGGCAATTGAGGGCTTAGTTAGCTTTAGTGATGTGACGGTAACGCCCGAAGGAACTGGAACACCTGCAAATTTTAGGATCGAATATGTAGGCAACAAAATATCGTTGCCGGTTCCAGTTATTATTGTCGACATTTTAACAGGTAGCGGGACTGCGGTAGTATCGAGACTGCAACACGGACGCAAACCCAAAGACTTACTTTGGGGCGCGGCGCGTGGCTATCCATCGTGCGGGGCGTTCTACCAGGGGCGGCATTGGCTAGGCGGATTTAAGGCCCGACCTGATTTACTT